CTTCTTGATCGAGATGCCCGAGCAGACGGGATGGATGGCCGGGTTGGCCGTTTCGAGGGCCGTCGTGCGTGTGAACCAGTCCGCGGATCGGGCGGTGCAGGTGGCGGGGTCCGCCCGGTAGATGATAGGATGCCCGCTCGTTCCGAGGTTCGTGCCGGTAGTGGGGTTCAGGGTGAGGGTCCCGTAGCTGCCCGGCTGGAGGAGTGCGATATCGTCGGGCGCCGACGTGGTGTCCCGGAAGGCGGCCAGGCTCATCAGGTTGGATCGGTCCGCGCCGGAGCCGCTGCCTGTAGCGGACGGTCCCACGTAGTACGTGGCCCCCTGGAGTGTCCCGGCCAGCAGGAAAAGGATCGTAAATCGCAAATCGTAAATCGTAAATCGTAAATTCATCGATAGATCTCGTCGATTCCACTGCTTCGCCGTCCGAACATGTCGGTGAACGTCCCCGCCTCGAGCTCTTCGAGTCCGCCCTCGACGCTGTCGGTCATTCGGGCGAGGGGCAGGAAGAACTTTTCGAGCTCGGCCTTGACGCGGTCCGCGGCCTCGACGTTGGAGGCGAGGCTATAGGCGAGTTCGTACGCGAGGTTCAGGTACAGGCATCGGACCAGGTCCGCGGTGTATCGGCTCCAGTCGGTGCACACGGAGACGTAGTCGATATACGCGGGCGACGTGTTGCACTGGATCTCCTTACCGAAGATGCGGTACTTTCGGCTGGCCCGGTCCATCGAGATCATGCGGAGATAGTCCGCCGGCAGGATGAAGGAGTAGGAGAACGTATGGAGGGGCTCGACTCCCGTCTGCGTGAGGGTCGCTTGTTTGGCGATGCACTTCCACGGGTGGGCCCGGCAGACGGCCTGCCAGATGACCGGCCAGAACCGCCGGCACTTGCACGCGGGGAGCGATCGGTCGCCGGCGTCGTCGAGGTTGTCGATCGTGGCCGCCCCGATGAAGTCGAGGGCCATATTGCAGATGATCGTCGGCGATGCGTTCACGATGCCTCCACTAGGCGTCCGTTCTCGTCGCGGGGCCACACGTTCAGTCGGGTCTGTCCGAAGTTGACGGTCGCGAGGATCTTGCGTGGCGGCCTGCGTCCGTCCCGGGTGGTATAGCCCGCCCGTGACGTTCGCAGGTCCAGCTCATCGCGAAGTTCCCGGGGGCTGACGTCCTCGGGCACGAGTTCGAGCGCGTCCATCAGAATACCTCGTGGGGCAGGACGTTGAGTGTGGCGGCGATTGGGCGTATCATCCGGAGCCTGGCCGGAACGTCGTCCTGTTCCATAGCCTCCCATTCGGATAGTGACATTCCGGATTGGTTCGCCGCCTGTTTTTTGGTTAGGCCCGCCGCCTGGCGTAGGGTCTTGATATGATGTCCGAAGTTCCCTTCTGCCACGGATCCTCCTTACGGTTTGGCCGGCTTGCTGCTCCCCGGCCGCGCGCTTTCTTTGCGGGCGTCCTGGGCGGCGATTCGGTTTCGCACGTAGTTCGGATTGACCGGCGGGGTCCCATCGGCTTCGTTCTTCGTCTCGATCGCGGTCGGACTGACCGGCGGGGCCGCTTCGTCCTTCGTCTCCTTTGCCATAGGTTGGTTCCTTAGTGGGGGTATGGATGTCGAGGCGTGGGCGTCACGTGACGCCCGCGCGGTTTCGGTTCCTGATGTTGTCCCGTCAGCGTCAGATCGACAGTTGGAGCATGATTAGAGGCAGGGCGCTGACCGGCCCGGCGGTGTTGTCGATGCAGAACCCGGCGATCTGGTAGCCGGTCTCTACGGTCAGGCTGGTCCCGAAGTTGACGGAGCCGTCTCCGACGAAATAGGCGGTCCGGTCGTTGACGGTATTTCCGGGCGTGGCGTCCGCTCCGCCGGGGCAGACCCAGCACGGTCCCCACGTCTGGCCCCAGAAGTTGTACCCGGTTCCGGCGTTGACGGCGGGCACGCACATGAATGCGTGGTACTCGTACGCCCCTTTGGACAGGTACTTGTAGGGGTTCAGGACGATCTCGACGTAGCTCGACGCGGCCGTCATGATATTGGCGATGGGGTAATCGAGTCTGAGCCGGCAGGTCCCGCCGCTGCTGGCGACGGCGGTATTGGCCATGATGGTGCGGTTCTGGACCAGGCTCTCGCCGTTTCCGCAGACGAGCAGGGCGCCGACCAGTTCGTTCTTGGCGATGACTCCGTCATTGGCGTACCCGTCTCCACTGGCGATAGTGACGGTGATTTCGGGATCGCCGACGGCGGCGGCGACGGGGATGACGGCCCCGATGTTCTGGGTGGCGATATTGGCCGCCCCGAATCCGGAAAGCAGGGTCCCGAGACTGTGGCAGTATTTGAAGACTTTGCCGTCCCAGGTGATGGCCCGCCGCCCGAAGACGTGGCGTTGGGTGTTTTCGAGGGTCATGATCCCCTGCTCGCCCCTTCCGGCGGTAGTATAGTCTTTGGGAGCCGCCGGGCCCAGGATAATGGGGGCGTACTCCAAAGCCGGTAAGTCCAACATATCGTTTCCCTTCAAAATAGGTTGATGTTAGCGTGAATCTCGAATCCGAATCCCGGATCTTTCAATCCGTCCGGCCTTGGCCGTTACGCGCTCTTCTTGAGCAGAACCCGTACGACGCCGGGCCCCATGAGCCGGGTGGCTCCGGTGTACATGTCCGCCCAGAGCTGGCGGGCGTAGTTCATGTCCGCCCGTTCGCCCGCCTTGACGCGGGGCATCTTCCGCCCGATGCCCTTGGAGAACACGACGGCGTCCCGTTGCCACGCGGCGCATTCGATGGACCCGGTATCAGTCGCGTTGACGGTGAAGAAGTCGTCGGGCATGATGACCAGGCCGATCCCGTGGATGACGGGGACGTCGCCTTCCTTGATATTGCGCAGGAGGACTCGCTCGCTGTCCGTGATCGTGGTGTCTCGCATGAGCTGGTTTTTATTATATTCGTTGATGCACATGTGGAGCCCGGTGAGTGGCGCGCTGGCATTGACGAAGAACTCCTTCACGCTCTCGATCTTCGCCGTGGTCAGTGCGGTCTCGGTGGTGTTGGAGAAGTTGGAGCCGGCGGTGACGGCGACACCGGAGCTCTCGATGAGTCGGCACTCGCCGCTATCGTACGACTGGATGCTGGTCGCGCCGTGCTTGCCGGCGTAGGCGACTCCGTGGATGGCCGCCCAGATCTTCCGGTCGACGAGTCGGCCGGCCCCGGCGAAGAGGCCCTGCATGTAGGGTCCCGCCAGGTCCGTCACGCTGTACAGATCGTCTTCGTCGTCGATCGGGACTCCGGCGGCTTCTCGGCTGACGATGCAGCGTCGCCTGTTGTGGTCGACGTCCTGGAGGATGGTGTTTCCGAGCCGCGTGACGATCGGCTGGAACTCGATCGTGCCGATGTAGTTGAAGTATTTGTCCTGGGCCTCCTGCTCGGCGGTGCGCACGAGCGGGTACAGCTTGGAGGTTTTCTGCTGGTAATTGAGTTCGACCGCTCGCGCGTATTCTTCGCTGAGGGCGATTTCGTTGGGTTGTGCCATTTGCCCAGCGCTCCTTTCGGTGGAAAAGGTGTTTGAGCGCTAGGTTCCCCGGCCCGAAGGCAAGACCCAACTACGGCTACCGGATTTCGTTCGGCGTAACGGCCTGCTTTCGGCGTGCACCAGACCCAGCCTCGACCCGCACGGGCCGATGGGTTCCCCGGATTGACTATGGAAACATCAAAGAGCCGTTCAGACCGTAGTATCGTCCGAATGGCTCTTCGTTGTCAACGGAAAAATTCTGAAATTCTCGAATCTCGAATCGTACTTCGTAAATTACGGCGTCTTTCTCGCGCGGACTTTTTCGAGGATGGCGACGAGCCGGTCGAATTCCAGTCGCGTCGCCTTATGCTGGGGATGGTCTTCTTTGTACAGCGGTCCTTTGAGGTCCGACTGCATCTCGTGGACCTTGGCCTCGATCTGAGCGAGTTGGTCGGCGGGCACGTGGGCGCTGAGGTCCGGCTCGCCTTCCTTCGTCTCGCCGTGCAGTCCGTAGAACAACTCCACGACGGCGGGATCTTTGAGGAGTCCGGCGTTTTTGATCCGTTCGAAGGAGTCCGCCGGCAGTCTGGATCTCGCGAAGGTCTCGGCGAGCGCGGTATTGGCGTCGAGTTGTCCGCCCCACTTTGCGGCGAGCGGCGACATGCGTTCGGTCTCCTCTCGCGTCTGGGTTTCGGCGGACGTCTTGAGGTTCTCGGCGATGAACTTATTCCATCCGCCGAGGAACGTCTTGAGCTGCCAGCTCGTCATCCGGGCCCCGTGCGCGCTCGCCAGGAACGCGTTCAGGATAGGCTCGGGCGCTTTGTTCTCGTCTTTGAGTCCGGCGTCGGCGAGGGAGGGCAGTTCGTACTTCGTCGGGTCCGCCGGCCATCCGAGTCGGCCCCACACGGTTTGGTCCCAGTCCTTCTGTTCGGCGCTCTTGCCCGGCAGGCGGATATTTTCGAGTCCGTCGCGAGAGTGGAGGCTGGACCAATTGGCCAG